AAAAAGAATCCACTAACTATTATTGTAGATGGTGTCGATTTTATTGATGGTACTTCTCATGCAACGATTGGAAATAATTTAAGAGTTGAGTTTCTCGTCTCGAATCCAGAGCCGGGTAAAGGTGAAAACCAGATTGACGCTAAGAAATCAGGAGACTATTTGATTTATTCTACCAGACACATGTTTAAAAAAGAAACATACGACCTCGCACTTACATGCGTTAAGATAGGTAACTATAAGAGATGATTCCTAGTCGTTATCAAGATTTTTATGGAGATGAAACACGCTGGTTCGTAGGAACGGTAGTAAGCGTAAAGGATCCTATTGAGCTTGGTCGTATTAAAGTTAGGATTATGGGTGTACACGGCACCGAAATATTAGACGAGCAATTACCTTTTGCACAGACAGTACTACCAGTAACAGAAGGTGGAACAAACGGTTTAGGAATACATACCGGAATCCAAGTAAATGCTCGAGTCTTTGGTGTATATTTAGATGGAAAGAATTCACAGCTTCCTCTTGTACTAGGAAGTATGCCAAAGTATGAAGAAGAATCACCTGGAGGTAGATCTACGAATCAACTTACACGTGGTACAAATACTTTAGTTGAAAGAAAAAAATCAGCCGGCACTCAACCTACAAAGGTAGCAGACGGCAAGCCATTTGACGAGCCAGACTCTCCGTATAATACAATATACCCTATGAATCAGGTACATGAAACACAGCGTGGACATGTAATTGAAATCGATGATTCACATGATAGTGATGGTGAAGGAAATATAACTGGCTATGAAAGAATTCATATCTATCATAAGTCTGGCACGTTTCTCGAAATGCATCCAAACGGAGATGTTGTAACACATCATAAGAATGGATTTAGAACTGTAACCGGTAACGATAAGCTATATGTTACAGGCGATATGGAAATAACAGTTGACGGTAATTTGAACTTAACTGTCAAAGGTAATGTAACTGAAACTGTAACCGGCAATGTTACTGAAACCGTAAGCGGCAATGTTACTGAAACTATAACAGGATCAGTAACAGAAACTTATAATGATGGTCAGACAACTTCGGTTACTGGCGATCAAACAACCACAACATCAGGAAAGATTTTGTTAAACTAATGGAAATAATTTGGCATATATTACTGACCGCTTGCCTGGGAAGCACTTGTGTGGAACAAGACGTACAGTGGTTTGAAAAAGAAGCGGAGTGTAGAGATATGCTGACTGCATATGTAGCTATACCTCCAGACGGCAATTGGGATACTTTAGAATATGAATGCAAACCTGTAGGATCAAGAGGAACTTAATGCCGGGTGTATCAAGAGTCGGAACAGACAGCCACATAGGACACGCAAGTCCTACGCCTAATCCATTTCATAAGACTTCTTATGCCAGTGGATCGAGCAATGTAATAACAAATGGTGCAAATACCGTACGAATTGGAGATGCTACTGGATGTGGTGACCCTGCAACTGGAGGATCGAGTAAAGTGATTGTAAATGGACGTGGTGTGCACAGGATTGGTGATGGCACTGGTGGCCACGGCTCATGGCCCGGTAATGCATCGTCTAGTGGATCAGGTAACGTAATAGCAGGATAACATGGCAAAACCGGATTACGCAACACTATTAGGACTTATTGCAGCTGAAACAGATCCTACTGCAAAGCAGGCATTGATTGATCAGTGTTATGTATTTCTTGAGCCATTAACTGAAGCTGAAGAAGATTTATTTGCATATTCTGAACGAGGTTATTTTGCGGACAATCCAGATGATGATCTTAATAGTTATGTAGGAGAATACTTATGACAATTACAAAAAGGTCTGTCAAGGGCAGTGCACTTACATATGCAGAGCTTGATGAAAACTTTCGTCATCTAGAAGAAGAGTCAACTCTTGACAATGTCATTTCAAATGATTTCACTAAATCGGCAGGTACAGTCGTTCAAGTTAAACATAGTGGAACGGGCGGAGTGATGGCGTTTAGGACAACAAGTGGAGTAGACACATCAACCTCTACCGGCATTACAGTAACTATTACTCCGAAGTATGCGAATAGCGAGATATACATTGACTTTGCGGTGACTTTAGGAACAAGCGCTTATCAAACTAAACTATTTCTTATAAGATCTGTTGGTGGAGTCGAGACTAAAATCGGAGCAGGAGATGAGTATAATGGCAGGTCTCGAGCTACATCATCTGTCCATCCGTATGATGCTGATGGTACGTCGGGAGGGTATCTAACGCAGGTCCTAGCTAATCACATTGTAGACAGGCCTAATACTACAGAGCCAGTAACATACTTTCTAAAGATGGGCGCGTATTCTGGATCGACCGTATATCTAAACCGCAACGCAAATTGGCAGCAAAGCGTCGCCGGTGGTTATGATGCGGTACCTTCTTCTAATATGAAAGTTATGGAAGTTACAACAGATAACACCGCAGTGTCATCACTGACTTATGTTGATGATGCATTTGTAGAAATGCCAGCATCTCCGGGAACAACTAGACAAGTTACTATACCTTCTACTGCGCAAGAAGGAGACATAGCGGTGTTGTGGGCTTTTACTGATGACACAACACTCTCTTCTAATACAGATACCAATTCAGTAGAAGCTCCATCAGGTTGGAGGCTTGCGGTAGGTCACAGCGATAGAGAAAATACTCCCGAAACATTTGCATATATCCAATCGAATTCATTTGTGAAAATATTAAATGCGAATGAACCGGGATCTACTCTAACGTTAACAAACCGGCAGTCTTCATATACTTCAATCGCTATAGTAGTATTCCGACCAGACATAGCGATTGACAATTTTTATACAAAGAATGGCATGACATATAATTCATCAACTACAATAAGCCACACCGTTGATACTACAAACGTGATTCCAGTAAGTGTTTTTGTTGTTGGTCTCGGTGGAAGATATAGTGGGCAGAATCCGACATTAGCAGGCACTGATATAACAATCAACACTAGCACAAGCACAATTGGTGATCCTAAGTACGGATATAAGATTCACAACAGTGGAGCTATTACATCACAGACAGTAACTTCTACAGATACTGGCCGCCAATCCATTAATGCATTCTACCTCGAAGTGGTATAAATAGAAACATGGCAAGAGTATTTTCACAAGAAGACGGTAACTTATCCGTTAGACCTATCATTACCTCGAGAAGTCGAGCGTATACTGATATAGATCTGTCTTTTGTGAATAAGCCTAGTGGAGACATCTTTAAAAAAACTGATGGAGCTGCAGTTAAGCAGGCTGTAAAAAATCTACTTCTAACGAATCATGGCGAAAAACCATTTGCACCGTACTTTGGAGGAGATCTAAATCGTTTCCTTTTTTCTTTGTCAGAAGATTTCGATGAATTAGAAATAAAAGATAGAATTGCTACGGCGATTAATAACGAAGAGCCACGAGCAATCGTATTAGGAATCAAAGTTAATCTTCTTCCTGACCAAAACAGTGTAAGAGTTTACGTTAGGTTCCAAGTAATAAACACGGAAGAAGTTATTGAACTTTCTGTATCACTCGCGAGGTTGAGATAATGACACTTATTCAATCATCTGATCTTGACTTTGATCAGATCAAAAACAATTTAAAAACATACTTAAAAGCACAATCAGAATTTGCTGATTATAATTTTGAAGCGAGCGGATTGTCCAATATCCTCGATGTTTTAGCTTACAATACACACCTCAATGGATTGATTGCAAACGTTGGTTTGAATGAATCTTTTCTCAATTCTGCACAGCTTAGATCGTCTGTAGTTTCTCACGCAGAATCTCTTGGATATTATCCTAGATCAAAAACTTCTGCTAGCGCAGTAGTAAACTTGTCAGTTACAACAACAAATACTTCGGTGAGTGCAATCACACTACCACAGTATAGTACTTTCAGTTCTAGTATTGATGATGTGTCATATACATTCATGACATTAGAGAAGTATATTGGAACAAATAATGGATCCGGTACTTTTACATTTGCAGACGCCGACGGTAGCACAGATATTACTCTAAAAGAAGGTACTCTTAAAACAAAAACATTTATTGTCGGTGATGTAGCCGATGAACAAATTTATATTATACCAGACCCAACAATTGATACTTCTACAATTAATATTAAAGTATTTGACAGTGTTACTTCATCGTCGTTTGATACTTATACAGATATTCAAAATTCAGTTAGAATTAATGATAACTCTACTGTGTTTATTGTTAGAGAAGTACCAAACGGATTTTATGAAATTACATTTAGTGATGGAAACGTACTTGGTAAATCACCTGCCGCAGGAAGTAAGATCGTAATTCAATATCTTTCTGCAAAAGGCGCCGTGGCTAATAACGGAACAGTGTTTGTATCAGACAACCAAATAAGTGTTGGTGGCACCGACTTTAACGTTACTTCTACAACCGTATCAAATTCTGGCGGTGGAAACGAGAAAGAATCTGTTACTTCTATAAAATCTAACGCGCCGATTGCTTTTGCTACACAACAAAGACTGATCACGGCCGAAGACTATAAAGCTATTATTCTTCAAAGGCATTCATCTACTGTTGAAGACGTTATTTCATGGGGAGGTAATGATAATGTTCCTCCTATCTATGGAAATGTTTTTGTTGCTCTTAAGTTCAAAGACGGTGTAGCAGCATCTGTACAAACTCAAGTAAAGAACTCTATTAAGACTCAGCTATCTGATAACTTAGCGGTTGTATCTATTGATACCGTATTTGCAGAACCACTCGAATCATTTATTCAAACGACTACGTCGTTTAACTTTGATCCGGATTTGACAGGTGACACGCTTGAAACAACTCAGTTTGCTGTGCAAAAGCTAATTAATGACTTCTTTGCCAGTGATTTAAATAGATTTGGTGCAACTCTTAGAAGATCTCAACTATTAGCAAAGATTGATGATCTATCACCAGCTATTCTTAACTCGTCAATAGATATTAAAATTGAACAAAGAATTACTCCGACTTTAAATATTCTTTCAGATGTAGCAGTCGACTTTCCAATAAAGATTGCCGCTGCAGATGATGTTGTTCATAGTGTAACTTCTTCAGCATTTCTTGATGCCGATGGATCTCTCGTTTTCTTTAGAAATAAACTATCAGATACTAAATTAGAATTGGTTAATCTATCTACCGGTGAAGTTGTAAAAGATAACGTAGGTTCATATATACCTAGTCAAGGAAAGGTATCAATCGTTGGAATTCAAATTTCAGGATATAACGGAGATAATATTAAAGTTTCTGCTATACCAGCAAATCAATCGACAATCAAGCCTCTGCGTAACTATATCATGAAGATAAACGAATTATCTTCTGCTATTGCTACGATTGACTATCAAAACACAGCTGACACATTGAGCTCATGAGCCATACGGTAAAAGATAAAAATAGACGTGACGTAACGCTTACTACATCTAAAGTAGGCGAAGTTGTACCGTCGTTTTATGAACAAGAAAATCCTCAGCTTCTTACTTTGCTTGACAAATACTATGAGTTCTTAGATAGTGATGGTACTCAAGCTTTTTCTACAGCAATTAAAGATTTGCACCATGTTAGAGATATAGCAGAAACTGAAATTGAATATCTAGATGAGCTGATTAAAGAAATTGGAAATGGATTACAAGCTTCTACGTTTTTTCAAAATCCTAGACTTATGGCCACGCTCCTTGCGTCATTCTATAGATCAAAAGGTACACTCGTATCAATTGAAGGATTTTTTAGAGGTTTCTTTAATGAAGTAGTTACTGTAGAATATCCAAAAGATCAAATTTTTATTGTAGGAGAATCACAGACTGGATTTGATTCTCAAAAATTTATTCAAGACAATGAACTATATCAAATCTTTTCTATCTTGCTTAAGGTTGGTATATCAACTCAAGACTACGAATCGCTGTATAAAAAGTTTGTACACCCTGCCGGATTTCATTTTGCTGGACAGGTAGCATCAATTGAAGAAGCTATTTTAGCTATTGATGCTACTGGATTCATAGACTCTGCCGGCGGTGAAGGATTTATCATATCATCTGAATTTGCATTGTCTCCATTTGGTCAAACTACTGAACTTACAGCTCTTATCGATTCTGGCTCAACAGCACAAGCTTTCAGAGTTGGTGTAAACCAGATTGTTTCTCTATATACTACTTCGGGTATGAATGCCGGTGAACTATCAAACTTCTATCCTACGATTGCAACCCTGCTTAGTGCTAATTCGTTTACAATGGATGATAGTGCATCTCCGGATTCATCAGGACCAGATATGTCTTTGACACTAGAAACTATGGATAATGACATGTTTACACGCTATACTAGCGACTCGACGATATAAATAA